AGAGTGTCGGGCTCGAGATTCGGGAATGTCTTTTTGAGCCCGTCCATTGCTTCGACGAGCTTGATCGAGCTTTTGTCGCCCGCTTTTGCAAAGTCGACCTCGTCGGCGATCTTTTGCTCGGCGTTGTATTGCTTCACGTCGAGCACAAACGCGTCGATCTCCGTGTCTCCCCTGAGCTTTGCCGCGGCCCATTCTGCATGCCCGTCGATTGCGACGAGACTCCCGTCCTCTTGCCTGACGACGAAAATCTTTTTCGTGATCGGCTTTTCGACCAGCTTCTCGAGATCCTCTTTGACGACCTTGTCTGTCGAGAGGTTGATGTCGTCGAGTTTTAGCTTTTGCCCTGTGACTTGATCGGTATCGATGCTAAGGTTGAGCACGCCCTTGTATTCGGCAAATTCCCCCGGGGTCGGAGGCTTGAGTTGCCCGAGCCCGTCAATATAAACGGCTTCGACGGTTTCGTATCCCTCGCCCTGTGCGAGCTTTCTCGCGAGGGTTGTTTGTGGCAAATCCGCGACGAGCTTGATCGCCGGGGTTTGCGTTTGCGGGATCCCTTCCGTTTCGACTGCTATCTCGGGCCCGTCTGAGTCGATTGCCGCGTTGAGCTGATTGAGCCTGAGCGGCCGATTGTTTTGATTGGTGAGATCGCTGATCGTGAGTTGCCCCTCTCTGAAAAGTTTCGCTCGAGTCGGCCCGAGGACTTGGTTCTGAAATGCTGGCGATTTGGTTCCGAGCCATTCATTGTAAGTCTTCGTTTTTGGGACTTGCCCGTCCATGCTTGCTCTTGAGTTGACGACGGCCGCGGCTCTTTGCTCTTCGCTCATTCCCATCGCCTCGAGCTTGGCTTGCACGGCGTCTTGAAACTCCATGTCGTCCATTGCCTTTATCGGCTTCCCGATGAGATCCGCGAGACTCGGCATGACCGGGACTTGCGTTGATCGGCACCCCCAATGAGCTGTTGGCCCGGGAAATTCTTTGTCGTGATCGATCGGCTTGTATTCCGGGACGCTCCAAGTCTTGCCGTCGAGGGCCATGCACGTCTTCGTCGTTCTCGCGTCGAGGGTTGCCATCCATTTGACGGCTTTGACAATGTCGTCGTTTTCTTCGATCGTCTTGAGCCGGGCCTCGTTGCTAACGGTTTGTACTGAGCTTCTCGCTAGTGCCTCGGCTTGAGCCTTCGAGACGTTCATGATCCCGTCTTTGTAGTTGTTCGCCTTGGTGCCCCGGATCCTCTTTGCGAGATCCCCGACGTCTTCCCCGGCGAGGTATCCTTGCCTCATTTGGCCCTCGAATTTGAATCGGAGGCTTTTGTCTTGAGCTTTCCACCATGCCCCCGAGCTGTGCCCTTCGACATTGCTCCGCTTCATGACGGCGTTGACTTGCGTCTCTGTGACTTGCCTCCGCAATATCGGGACGCCTATCGCCCCATTGAGTGCGGCTGTCGTGCCTTTGATTTGCGTCTTTGCCAGTTTGTCGAGATCCGCCCCGTGATTCTTGCTGATCGTCTGGTATGAGCCATTGATCGTTGCGCTCGTGTCTTTGAGCAATGCTTGCAAACTCCCCTTTTTGCTCGGGCTCGCTTTCGCTATTTGCCCGACAAGGTTTTGCTCGAGCTTCTCGAGCTCTTTGACCACGTCCTTTCGTATCCCGGCCTCGACGCGTAAAATGTTGATCGCGTTTGTGTTCGACCAGTCCTCGAGGTATTCATTCGCTGAGGCCATAGCGTCGATTTTTTACTCTTCGCCTTCGGCTTGCTCTTCGGCTTGCTCTGGCGTTTCCTCGGCTTGATCGGGCCCGGGCCCGGGCTCGAGCTCGGGCCCGGGCTGAGGTGTTGGCATAGGGTTTTCTTGCTCGAGATCGCGTTTTTCTTCGTCGAGCGTGAGCCCGTCCGGGTAAATCTCGCCTTTTTGGAGGTTGTAGAAAAACGTCGGGTATGAGATCGCCCCCATTTGGAGGGCTGAGACGAGGGCCGTGAGCTGTTGGGCTTGCATCCCTGCCGAGACAAAGTCTTGAGCAATCACGAGGAAATTGCTTTCGGCGTAATCACTGGGCCGTTGGGCTGAGGTTTTATCCGTCCACCACGCCGCGATTTGCATTGCCCGGCTGAGGCTTGCGCTCATTGCCCCCGCCATTCGGCTGAGGCTTGCCGTATCTGCGCTTGCCCTGAGTTGGACTGTCTCGAATGCCTCGGCGTCTCGCGACTCCGCAAAGAGCAATCTCGCGCCAAGAGCGGCCATTTGTTTCTCTTTCTCTTCGAGGGCCTTTGTGAGCTCACTGAGCCCGCTTCCCGTAAACTCGAGAAACCCGAATTTCGCGTTGTCGTTCTCGCTGATCCACGCGTATTCCGTCCCGAGCTTGAATGAGCCCCCGTTGCTGTCGTCGATCCCTGTCGCATACGGTGTCGGTAATGCTGCAATATGCCTTGCATGTTCGAGGTCGACGCTTGAAACATAGTGACTGATGTTGATTTGTGCCAAATCCTCGAGCGGGATTTCTCCGACGTCTGGCCGGGTATGCGTTGCCCCGTGAAAAACTACGGGAATGAAATCGAGATTCTTGCCCCCTCGCTTCGGCTCGAGGCTTTCTTCGGCTTCCATTGATGACGTGACGCCCTTCCCGAGATAAGTTTGCACCCCGGATCCCGTGACTTGACTCGTTTTGTTCCTGTCGCTGTAAACGTCGACTGTCAGTATTCCATCTCTGAGCCTGTAAATCCTGATTCGCTCTGTGTTCGCCGTCGAGATGTCGTCCTCTTTCATCTCGTCGTCTCGCTCTCTCACTTTGAGATAGTCGAGGACGTTTTTGCCTTTGCTCCGGGTTGTGTGCCAGTCGAGGATGTCGACCTCCCTGTAAAAAGCAAAATAAGGCCTTTGTTCCTCTTCCGACCATTCGATCAGAGTGCACGCCCGGCCCGTGCTCGAGATTGCCTCGGCGAGCTCGACGACGTATCCCGAGATGTCGTTGCCTTGCAAGTCGACGTCCGCAATGATCGAATCGTCGAGTTCGGTTTCGGCCTCCGGGGGCTTGCGTGTCAAGAGCCCGGTTTGCGCCCGGTTTGCTGTCGCTGTGCCATTGAAAAAATTCCCGCGATTCTTAAATTTTTGATATTCCGTTTCGGTTTGTCCGTCGAGCTTCGGGAGATATGTCTCTCCGAGCTTTTTGATGGTACGCCCTCCCGATATGCAATCAATGACGGTTTTCCATCCTTCGACCGCCTCTTCGTACTGCGTATGTACTGATTCGATGCTCATTTCACAGTCCTTTTACGCACAATGCTCTCTTGCGTCAAAAACAATTCCCTCGATTTGCGTTTTTCATGTCGGCCCGAGGAATGAGGGCCCATTGAAAGATCCCCCGTCCCATACGATAAATTTTGCTTTTTGCTCGTCGCTCACTTTCGCCTCGTTGAGCTTCGCGGCTGCGAGTAAAACTTTCGACATGTTGACCTGATCCGAGTGTCGGAGTTTGTCGAGCATTTGGCCCTCTTTCTTTATTCGGCCCGGGTCATTTTGCATTTTTTTGTTGTTGTTTGGTTTCCCCCGTTTGTTTCGGGCCCTTATTTTCGAAAATGCGATCCCACCCTTTCCGATATGTTTCGTTCGGGGCCTTCGTCTTGATCGGATCGCCTGTGATGTCGTTTTTTGCCGGGTTGCTCATGTCTTGCTCAACTATACAATTCCGCGAGGCCTTCGTCGACGAGTAATTGATTGAGATTTTGCCCCTCGAGGTAAATCGTCCCGAGCCATCTCCCGTATTTGCCTGACTTGTCTTTGTGACTGACGAGCATGATCTCTTTGCCGAGTATGAGCCCTCTGAGTCGCTCCGCCGAGACGAGCCCGGCCTCTCTCTCGTCGCCTCGGATCTCTGGCGTGTTGATCCCATAAAGGCGAATTTTCTGATCGCTCATGGTGTGATTAAATCCGAGATCGATGTCGAGGGTGATCGAGTCGCCATCGTAAACGCTCGTGCATTTCGCTTTGTAGATGTAAAAGATCCCCTCTTGAATTGCTTTGACTGCTTTTTCGCTCATGATTTCTCGGGGTCGTAAGCGGCCGCGACG